CTTTTTGACCGACCCCTTCGGAAAGGGGAGTCCTGCACCACCGAGCGAGCGCGGAAGGGTTGCCGTGACGTTGAAGTCACGGCAAACCTTCCAAGCTTCGGGACGCAAGGCCTTGATGACCCTGCGCGCCCGAAGGGCTCGCCCGGACTCGGAGTCAAGGGACTCGTAGGCTCCACCGATTTCATCGATGGAGGCTCCTACGAGCCCCTTCACGGGGATGGCCCGCGACCAGCGAAAGTCGTTGGAATCCTCGGACACGAAGACTGTAATCTCCGTGAAGTTGCCGGCGGATGTGGATAGAAAATCCTTTCCGGCAGACCGCTTCCCGTTGCAACGGGAAACGATCTGTCGGTAGGCTTCTACCACCTCCGCCGGCCACCTGGCAAAGAGGTCGTCGCCACCAATGGCGAACGATCTCAATTGCCTCCGAGGGTCCCATCCTACCGTGGAGAAGGAGAGCTCAGCCCACCACGCGTGGACTACTGAGAGGATGGGCCACGTAGGCCCAAGCCCCATCAGTATCCCGCATGAGGACTGAACCTCCTGACCCCACGGATAGGAGAGACCCTGCGGGCCCGTAAGGGCCAGCAGAGCCTCCGACCAAATCGCTGGTAGGCCCTCCCACCCGTCGATCAACCCCAAGACCACGTTGAAAACGAGGTCCAGTGGGAAACGGTCGGTGGCCGCCGAAAGGTCCGTGGAGACGACGTGGTCCCCGGGTCTCGACCCGAGGATCACGTTCTCCATGGCCTTCCGGCGGTCACCCCGAATGAAATCGGCACAGGGTCCGTACCGAGAAACCCCTTTGAGAAGGGATTTGTTCAGTACGGAACCTGCGGTCGCAGCGAAGGCTGGAGGAGCGGAGACAATCCGCTGCTTCCAACCTCGCTCCGGCACGCAGGTAACCCTGTGGACCAGTGGCCTGCTCGCTGTGAGGTAAGCAGCAGAGCGGGCCAGATCGACGGATCCCTGGTTGGACCGCACCGAATCCGTCTCCGAAGGAGACAGGAAATCGGTGTAGTCCATGAAGTCCAACGGATTGGGTCGCTTGACAAGCCCCAAAGGCGTGTCAGCGATCCAACGAACGTAGGACTTCCTGACCTCCTCACGGGATCCACCCTTCTTTCGAGATGTGTCCTTGGACGCACTCGGAGAGGGGTGGACCCCTTCAACAAGATCCGACGACTTGAGATGCCTGCGGGCAAACCAAGTCGCGAACCTTCG